CGATAAACGACACGGACGACTCCTGCTGAGAGGATGAGGTTCCTGCACTGCTGGCAGGGCTCGTGACTGACGGCAAGGACAGCACCCACACTTCGTCTCCCTGCCCGGAGTAGGGCGTTAGCTTCGGCGTGGACGCCTGTGCACCGGACGAGGTTGTAGTCGACTCCGGCTGGGACTTCGTCATAGGCCAGCTTCCCCCGAGGACATCCACCCTCCGTGCAATTGGGCCTGCCGCTCGGCGTTCCATTGTATCCTGTCGAGATCGTGTGCCCGTCTGGGCTGAAGAGGACGGCACCCACTTGTCGTCGAGTGCACTTCGCCTCTTCAGCCCAGACGTCTGTCATCTTACGGAATGGCCGGTCGCTCGGCATCGTAGTCCAGGTTGAGGTTCCTGGTCAGGTCATTGAACCCGACACGCTCGGCCAGGATCTCTTCGAGACCCTTCTTCTCTTCGCCATGCTTGCGGAGGACGATCAGGGTGATGTCTGCCGCCTGCTTGCGAATCCACTTCCACTCCACGGCCACGACTGTGTAGTCCTTGGCCATGTACTTGTACGGCACCCGCTTCTGCGGGCGACGTCCCCACCTGTCGGGCTCCGCCTCTTCGTCGTAGACCCACTTGAAGGACTCCTGCTCCACGTCCGGAGCGCCACGCTGGTAGGCGTAGATGGACACCTTCTGGGGGATCTGAATGGTGACGCGCCCGGAGTCGAAGACTCCGGACACGCGACCGACCTCCGGCTTGCCCGACCACTTGTGCTTCGGGCAGGAGAGAACGATGTCTCCCACTTCGACCGGAACGCCAAAGGAGTCAGTGCGACTCATCCGGCCGGACACCCACAGTGGGGCGGGAAGTGCGGCGGGTTGGTGCAGTTGTGGCTCACTTCTTTCCCTTCTTCTCCTGGTAGGAGTCGAGAGCGGGCGTGGTGCTACCAGCACCACGACGGTTGTGACCGTACTGCTGGTCGAACTCCTTCGCCTTGGTCTCCGGCGAAGCGCTCGGGTCGAAGGGCTTGTTGTTCAGGTCCTCGGTCCTGCGGTGCTTGCCCATTAGGACTTCAGCTCCATCTCGATGATGTAGTACTCGTCGGTTTCGATTCCCTCGGACGGGGGAACGTAGACGCTGTTCGCGTCGTCCTCCACGTGCACGTCGTTGTCCTGGGCCAGCTCGTGGATCCAGTCCATCGCACCCTGGAGGTTGTCGTACACCTCAACCGGCTCAGTCGTCACCTGATCGGTGCCGATGAACGTGGTCTCGTTGAGGATGAGGTAAACGGTCATCGCCGGATCCTTGCTCTCAGGGCATCCGCTCCGGATGCCGCCCAGATCGAGTTTACATCCTGACCGGACGGAAGTTCAACCCTCACAGCGTTGGTTTCCTGAACGACTCGGTCGGCAAACTTCTTGCCAGCGTCGTCGCCTTCCTGCCAGACGTACACCCGTGTGAAATCTTCAAAGACCAGGTTCCAGTGATCTTCCCACTTGGTTGCACCCGGCACACCCACACAGGGGATGCCAGCCAGAGTGGAGCTGAGGGCATCGAGTTCACCCTCAGCGATAGCAATGGCAGTGCCCGCACTGTCCAACGCCTGGACGTTGTACAGATTGGAGGAGAGCCCCTGCCAGTGCTGGTACTTCCCGTGATTCAGGTCCTTACACTTGTGGTCCTGGATACACCGGAAGTTCATGTTGACGCAGCCAGCCCCCGTCATGTACGGGATGGCCAGGCGTCCTACGAGGCGCTCTTGACCCGGAAGTGGGTCACGGACTACGCCAAGTCCGGCGGAGCGAGCGGCTGCCAGATCGATTCCTCGACCCGCCAGATACCCTTCGGCCTCCTCCAGATGACTTGCGTAGGTCTCCTGCGCCCTTGCCAGCAACTTCCTCTGCACGACGGAGAGCGTCGCCATAGGAGCAGTTCTCCTTCTTCATGATGAGCTGAGTGGCGTTGCCCTTCATGTCGCATGTGTGGCACACGAACACGTTGAGGATGGTGTTGACCGAGGCGGACGCCGACCTGTCTCCGTGGAACGGACACTTGTATGCGTACCAGCCTCGGTCTTCCATCACGTCATCGCCACCATATTCGACGAGGACTGGACCGATCGGGAAGACCGGCCATTCACGTTCCTCGTGCGTCCTCCGGACCATAGCCAGCCTCCTTGAGGAGACGGAGGAGGGTGTCTGCCCGAAGGCAGACGACCCACTGTCCGATGTTTGCTTCGCCTTGGCCGTTCATCCTGAGAACAGCGGCCTGGATGTCATCTCCCTCAGACTCACGCTCCATTTGCTTGAGCGCTTCGAGCGGGTTGAACCCGCTCCGAGCCTTGAGTTCGAACCACACCCCAGGCGTACTGAGAATGTCACGACCCTGACGGCCTGCCCCTGTAGGTTCAGCATGAGGGAATACCGGCCGAACGTAGTCAGCGAAGACCTTCTGGGATCGGTAGCCACGGTGCTTCCTACTCTGACTTGTCGCCAAAGAGATCCACCTTCTCATCGTCGTCGACACTGATGCCGTCTCGGAAGAGCATCTCACCCAGTTCATCCTCCTCGACGGAGCAGATCGAGGGATCCGCCTTCATCGGGAAGAACTTCTTGGCCATGGCATCCTGCGGACCGAACCGATTCTTCACCACGGCCACGTCGATACGTCCGGCGTGCGCGTCACCCCACAGGGTGAGGATCGTGGTGGGAAGCTGGTTGGCCTTGCCCATGATTGCCGATCGAGGCGGTGGAGTGCCAGCCTTGGCAGCCTCTGACGTGTGGTGCACGATCGTCAGGGAGGTCTGCTGGTCACGTGCCAGCACCTTCAGCTCAGCCATGAGAGCCCAGTAGTTCTGCTCACCAGCGCCCTCATAGTCGACATCCATCAGGATGTCGATGATGGTGTGACGAGGGTACGTACCGTGCACCTCACGGAATGCCTCAGCCTCACGCCACATGTGCTCCAGCGTAGGTGCTGCATGGAACGACCACTTGACGTGGCCGAAGGACTTGAGAGCATCGGACTGTGCATGCTCCCCGTTCATAATGATCTCTTCCGACTCCTCGGTGGTGAGCCCGGTCTTCATGGCGAGGACGCGGGTTGCCATCGTGAAGTCATCCGAGTCGGATGAATGGTACAGGGTAGGGACGACCGGCCCCATCTTGTCAACGATGTTGAGCATCATGACAGTCTTCATGGAGCCGGGAGGTCCGGCGATCATCTGCATGGACGAGCGTCGGAACGTGATCTTCTTCTGGTCGAAGATCGGCCAGGGAGCCGGAAGCGGCTCCCCAGCCGACAGCCCACGTCGGACGCTCCGGAAGAGCGTCTTCAAGGCTTAGTCCCGGTTCTTGATCTGCGCCTTGTAGAGCTTCTTGGGGAAGGGGCCCTTGCTGTCGGGGTCGTCCGCGTAGTACTCCATCGCGATCATGTTCCCCTCGGTCAGCTTGCCGCCCTCACGGACAGCCTTGCGGGCCGCCTTCAGCTTCTCGCCCTCCAGTCGGAGGGAAGCAGCGCCGTTCTCCTTGGTCTCGCCGATCACGAGGATCGCCGGGATCGGGTCGTAGGGCAGGTTCAGGTTCAGCTCCGACTCCCGAACCTTCTTCTGGCTCTGGAAGTACAGGCGCTCGCCCGGCTTGCCGTTGACGAACTCCCGCACCGGCACGCTCTTCGGCGGCTCGGTGATCAGGAGGATGTGCTTGGTGCCGACCTCTCCGAACTTCAGGCCGGGCGGGGTCTTGGTACCACCGAGGATGTCATCGACGTCGCTCATTGTTCTCCTTGCTTCACATGTCCCAGTCGGAATCGTCAAGATCCCAGGGCTTCTCTTCGGTTGATTCGGTTTCGTCGGACGTCTTGTCCCACGGAGCAGGAGGATCACTCTCGTTCACCTCGGTCACGCCATCGAGACCCTCGTCGAGGATCTTGGTGGCCTCTTCGACGGACTTGTCCTCCACCTTCGGCGCTGCCTTGGGCGGATTCTCGAACGCCTTGACCTCTGCTGCCTGGTAGTCACGGATGAGGTTTGCGTACATCTCGGCCAGAGCCTGCGGCTCGACCGAATCCACCTCGGTCTCGTACTCCAGGTATCCGTAGGGGACCTTCTTCGACGGAATCCGGACGGTGATCTTCACTAGAAGGGGAACCCTTCCTCGTCGGACTTGTCGTAGAAGCGAGCCCGCTTAGTCGGACCCGCCTCGACCAGGCAGTTCGGAGCCTGAACACAGAACCGGCAGTGGAAGCCAGCGTTGGCCTGCC